AACAGCTAAAAATATGTATGAACTGTTTAAAGATAAATTAAGAGATGCTAGATTTGTAGATTCAACTGAAGGTCAAAACGTAGAACAAGACCTAGGTATGACAGATGTTATAGACGCAGGTACTTTTATAAACTCAAGGTTTTAATCAATGGCTAGAGTTGCAGTTGAGCTAACAAACTTTACAGGCGGTGAATTATCTCCAAGGCTAGATGGCAGAACTGATATAACCAAATATTCTTCTGGTTGTTCAACATTAGAAAACTTAGTTGTATATCCACATGGAGCTGCTGCTCGTAGACCAGGAACAACATTTGTTGCAGAGGTTGCAGATAGCGATAATAAAACAAGATTAATTCCTTTTGAATTTTCAACAACACAAACTTATATGTTGGAGTTCTCAAATTTAAAAATAAGATTCTATAAAGATAATGGTTCTATTTTAGAAGGTGATAAAACTATAACAGCAATTACAAAAGCTAATCCAGGAGTAATTACTTGTAGTTCACATGGTTATTTAACTGGAGATGAAATACTTATTACTGCTATTGTTGGCATGACAGAACTTAACAATAAAAGATTTTTAGTTGTTAAAATAGATGCTAATACTTTTTCTTTAACAGATAAAGATGGTGTAGCAATTAACACTACAAGCTTTACTACTTATAGTTCAGCAGGAACTATGAACAGAGTTTATGAAATAACAACTCCTTATACGACTGCACAATTATTTGATATTAAATTTGCACAATCAGCAGATGTTATGTATATTACGCATCCTTTACATGAAGTTGAAAAATTATCTCGTACTGGTCATACCTCTTGGACATTAGCAGATGTAGATTTTACTAAAGGACCTTTCATGGATGCCAATATAACAACAACAACTTTAACACCAGCATCTTCAGCAGTAGGAACTGGAGTGAATGTAACAGCGTCTGCGGTTACTGGAATAAATGGTGGATCAGGATTTATATCAACTGATGTAGGTAGACAAATTCATTTTAATGCTGGTTATGCAGAAATCACAGCTATAACAAGTACAACAATTGTGGTGGTTACAATTACTACAGCTTTTACTGATACTAGTGCTATTGCAGATTGGTATCTTGGAGCATTTTCTGATACGACTGGTCATGCTTCTTGTGTAACTTTCTTTGAACAAAGATTGGTATTTGCAGGAACAACTAATCAACCACAAAGTATTTTTTTTTCAAGGTCTGGTGATTATGAAAACATGGATGCAAACATTGGCGGAACAATAGCTGATGATGATGCAATTATTTATACTATTGCATCTAACCAAGTAAATGCCATTAGGTTTATGACATCTACTAGAACTTTAATTATAGGTACAGCAGGTGGTGAATTTACTGTATCTGGTGGTGGTACAGATAGTGCAGTTACACCAACTAACATTCTAATTAAAAAACAATCTAATCATGGTGCTGCAAACGTAGATGCTATAGCTGTAGGTAACGCCACATTATTTTTGCAACGTGCTAAAAGAAAAATTAGAGAACTAGCTTACAACTTTGATGTAGATGGATATGTTGCACCTGACATGACTATTCTTGCAGAACACGTTACTGAAGGGGGTCTAACACAAATAGCTTATCAACAAGAACCTAACCAAATTATTTATGGAGTTAGAGGAGATGGTGAGATGGTAGGTTTAACTTATCAAAGAGAACAACAAGTAACCGCTTGGCATAGACATATTTTTGGTGGTAGATTTGGTATAGCAACAATTACAGTTTCTGATTATGCAAACATTGCAACTGCTAATAAAATAATTTTATCAAAATCAGACGGTACAACTGTTACCTTTACATCAACAACAGGTACTGCTGGAACAAATGAATTTAAAACTGAAACTAGTAATAATGCTACAGCAACTAATTTAAAAACAGCTATTAATGCACACGCTGATTTTACTGCAACAGTGGCTAGTGCAGTTGTAACTGTTACTGAAACCTCACATGAATCAACAGGATATTTAACAATTAAAACTTTTGATTCAATAAGATTAACAACAGTAAATGAAGGTAAATCTCAAATTGAAAGTGCCGCAGTTATTCCAACTGATGATACAGAGTATCAAGTATGGGTAATTGTTAAAAGAACAGTTAATGGAATTACAAGAAGATATGTTGAATACTTAAATGTATTTGACTTTGATAAAAATGATAAGACTACATTTAATTTTTTAGATAGTGCTTTAAGTTATAGTGGTGCAGCAGTTACAACTCTTTCTGGTTTATATCACCTTGAGGGACAAGTGGTTGGAGTATTAACAGATGGTGCAACGCACCCAAATAGAACTGTTGCCTCTGGTGCAATTACTTTAGATCGTTCTGCAACAAGTGTTAAAGTAGGATTAAACTATACATCTTTATTACAAACAATGAGATTAAATGCTGGATCACAAGATGGTACATCACAAGGTAAGACTAAAAGAATATATGATATTACAGTAAGAATGTTTGAAACAATTGGTGTAGAGGTTGGATCTAATTTATCTGATATGGAAAGAATACCTTTTAGAAATTCTGCTGATTTAATGGATGAAGGTATATCTCCATTTACAGGAGACAAACAGGTAGAATTTAGAGGAAATTACGAGACAGATGGGTTTATCTATGTTAGACAAACTCAACCTTTACCTTTTACAATTTTATCGTTATACCCAAGGCTAGTAACAAATGATGGATAATAAACTACATATAGTACCTTATACTTCAGAGCATGGTAATTTTATTTTATCATGTCAATTAAATCATAAATTGATGGATGAAGATGCTAAGTTTGGAGGAGACGCAATAAATTTAGTAGAAGAGAATTTAGCTTTTACAGGTACTGTTAATGACAAACCTATATTTGCTGCAGGTATGAAAATGATTTGGGGTCAAGTTGCAGAAGGTTGGGTCATTGCTACACATGAAGTTTGGAATCATCCATTAGCAGTAGCTAAAGCAATCAAAAAAGATTTTGCTATTGTTGCTAAAAAAAATAATATTAAAAGAGTACAAACTGCTGTAAGGGTAGATTTTGATAAAGGTTTAAGATTTGCTAAATGGTTAGGTTTAGAGAATGAGGGTTTAATGAAATACTATGGCTTTGATGGTTCAGACCAATACAGATTTGCGAGGATATTCTAATGGGATGGCAAGCAGCAGTAGTTGGATTAGGTGTAGCACAATTTCAACAACAAGGAGCGGCTGGTAAATATAACCAAGCTGTTGCTAATCGTAATGCTACAGTTGCAGAGCAAGAAGCCGCACAAATAGAAAAACAATTAGAATTTGATCTTTCTAGATTTGACCAACAGTTTTTAAAATTACAAGGTCAAACTAAAGTTGCTTTATCAAAATCAGGTGTTGAAAGGTCTGGTTCTGGTTTAAGAGCATTAAGATATAATGCTGAACAATCTGAAATAGAAAAAAATATTATGGATTACAATGCTAAAATTGGTCAATCAAAAAAATTTGAAGAAGCAAACTTTGCAAGAATACAGGGTAACATTGCTAAACAACAATCAAGATTGGCACAATTACAAACAATAACTTCAACTGGTACTTCTTTGTTACAAATGAAAGGATAATTATGAGAGATTATAAATCAGAATATGCAAATTATCACTCTAAACCAGAACAAAAGAAAAATAGAGCTGGAAGAAATGGAGCAAGAAGAATTATGAAAGCAAAACATGGCTCTAGTATATTAGGTAGAGATGTAGATCATAAAGATAGAAACCCTAGAAACAACAGTACCAGTAATTTAAGAATACAATCTAAATCTTCTAACAGATCAAGGAATCAATAATGCCAAAGATACCTACATTTTCAGCACAAGGTAGACCAACAGCAGAAGTTGGTTCTATTAAATCAAATGTTCAAATGCCATTATCAACAGCATTAACATCTATTCAATCTGCTGTAGCAAATTATTATGTTAAAGAAAAACAAGAAGAAGCAAATATTAAATCTGTAGAATTACAAACTAAATATTATAATACACAAGAAGATGGTAGTGCTGGATTAAGTACAATTATAAATGAATCTGGAAAAATTCCAGAACCCACAGAAGCTAACAATTATTATTTACAGGAAGTAAAAAAATTACAACAAGGTTTTGAAAATAAATATTTATCTAATGAAAATAATTTTGTTAAAAAAGCATGGTTATCAAAATTTAATAATAGTACTGCTCAAGGAAATTTAGTTGTTAATCAATCAGCTAGAATAGCAATGGAATAAAAAAAAAGTAGTAGAAAAAGATAATGCTATGGGTATTTTATATTCAAATTTAGTATTAAATCCAAATGTGTATTCTCCAACTTTTGAAAAAGATGCTGAAGATGTATTATCTAAAACTATAGATAATAAAAATGAATTAGCTATAGAATTAGAAGTAGCTTTATCTAGTAGAGATAATGTTTTAATGCAACAACAAGTTACAAATAATCCAGAACAATTTTTAAAAGATATAACTAATCCTAAAAAATACCCTTATGCTAATGCCGAAAAAAGAATAGAAATGATTGGTGAAGCAACTCAAATAATAAAAGATACAAAATTTAATTATTTACTTTCAGATTTAAAAATTTTAGAAAACAAAACATCTATAGATATTGTTAATGATTTTAGTGGAATTAAACAAGGAACATTTAATGGTGATGTTAATAAAATTAAATTATTTCAATCATTAAAAGAAAATGAAAAAAGTGAATTAATAAATTTAGCAGAAACACAAAGAAAAGAATCTAATGCCGAAATAAATAATATTAATTCAGCTATAAGGTATCAATTTAGAGATGAGTCAATTTCAAATTCAGTTAGAATTTATGACAGTTATAAAACAAAAGGAATTTTTAATGTTGCAGAAATTAATCAAGTTTTTGGTGATTATAAAGATGACATTAATATTTCTACTAAACAACAATTTATAAACCTTGCAACAAAACAGGGTAATAATGAACTTAAAAACATAAGCAATTATTATAAAAATGATGAAATAACTTCTAAAATTTTAGAAGGAAAAATTAAAGATATTTCAACACCTTTTGTTTTACAAGGAGAAGATAAGCCATTAAGTATTTTACAAAGAGCAGGTGATGGAATTAATTCAGATGTAGATTTGAAATTTTATATAGATTATTTATTACCAAATATAAAAGATCCTTCTTTTGTAGAAGATAATAAAGAATTATTTAAATTTATAAAAAAATATCAAGCTCAAATAGAAGGACCAATTTATTCAAAATATATAGATAAAAATTTAGATAATCGTTTAAATACATTTAAAAATGATATGTTTAAAAAGTTTATTGAAAAAAGAAGAATAGGTGAACCAGTTAAAGATTTATTAAGCAAAGAAAGTAAAAAATTTATAGGTAATAATATTTCTAATTATCTTCCAACTCAAGGAGAAATAGAAAAAGGTATGCTTGAAAATTTTGAAACAGAAGATAAAAAAAAATATCCACCAAAACTTCCGAATGAAACTAAAGATGAATATTTAAAAAGAGTTGGATTATTATAATGAGTGGATCTGAACAGATAAAAGCATTAGACAATGCTGGTTTCTCTCAAGATATTATACAAGGTCATGTTCAAGAAAGATCAAAAGCTCTTATTGAAGGTGGTTTTTCTACAGAAGATGTAAATAATTATTTTGGTTATAAAGAGCCTAATACAAAAAAAATAGAACAATATTGGACAGAAGGAATAAAAGATTATGTTTCTGAAGAAGATTTACAATTATTTAATAATAATAATACTAGCGATATTGAGGGAGAAAAAATAAATAAAACATTAACAGAAAAATTATGGGGTAAAAATTTTGATCTTGGTCCGCTAGTAAGAAAAAAATTAGGAGATTCAACAGTTAATACAATGCTTAATGTTCATGCTGGTCGTGGAATGGAAATGAATTTACCAGAACCAGAAGATATAGGTTTTGTTGAAAAACTAATTGGTGAAGGTGTAGGTATGACAGCTGAACTTCCTATTTATGCTGGTGGTTATGCTTATGGTATGTATAAAACAAAAAATCCATACGCTTCATTATTTGTTTCAGGATTAACTGGTGGAACAATAAGAGAAATGTATTCTGATATGAGACAAAATGGAGAAGTAAAAAGTTTTTCAGAGTTTTGGAATTTATTTTTAAGTAAAGGTTTAAGTGCTGGTGTTAAAGAAGGTATAACACTTTATGCTGGTGGAGCTGCTACTAAATTTTTAGGACCATTAAAAAATAGTGTTTTAGCAAATACATTAGCCTTTAATACTGCACTTAGTACATCCGGTGTTCTTTTAGGTGATGAAGTTCCTGACGCAGAAAATTTTTTAATTCAAAATATATTATCATTACCATTAGGTTATACTTTTGCAAAACAAAACATTAAAGATACAGTTAATAAAACTGGAAAACATCAATCTGAAATATATGAAGATATGATTAAAGATAGAACTATAGCTGAAGATGCTGCAAGTATAAATATAAAACCATTTCGAGCTTATAAAGATATTACAAAACAAGAAATAAAACCAACAAAAGAAATTATTATTGATTCTAAAAAACCTTTAGATAAAGATGCTTTAAAAATAGAAGAAACCATTGAAAGAAAACCAATTAAAGAATCTATAGATTATAAAAAATTAAAAAATGATTTTTTATATTATGGAATTGATACAGCTAATGTTTTTAAACAATTAACAAATAAAGCAAAAAAACTTAATTTTAATTTTGATAAAGTGGTTGATCCTTATGAGGGATTAATAATTCAACCTGGCTTAAAAGGTGTAGCAGAACATAATATTTATTCTGGAACATTAGATAGTTTTAAAAATAGTTATGAAATTATAGGACCATCATTAAAAGAAAGAGTTGGAAAAACTAAAGATGGTAAAAATATGGATCAATATTTAAACAGTATAGATCATGCTCTTAAAGCTGCAAGAACAATAGAACTTACTAAAAGAAATATTGAATCTGGTGTTCCTTTACAAGCATCTAAAAATTTTATTAAAAAAAATCCAGATTTAATGAAAAGACAAAAAGATATTGTTGATTATGGAAAAACACAATTAAAAAATTTTAAAGACGAAGGTATGCTTACAGAAGATGGATATAAAGCAATGATTGAAGCAAATAAAGATCATGTTACATTTGCCAGAGTTATTGAAGATGTTAAAGGTTCAAAACAATATGGTGAAGGAATAGTTAATCCTTTAAGAAAAATAAAAGGATCTAAATTTAAAACATATTCTCCTTTAGGAACTGTTGTTAATAATACTTATTTATTAAGAACTATATCAGAAAGAAATATGGCTCATAGAAATATTATTGATCTTATTCTTGCAATACAAAAAAAAGAACCTGGATCATTTCCAGAGGTATATGAAGTTCCAGCAAGAACAAAAGCAACAAGAGTGCAAAGAAGTGAACTGGAGAAAGCTGGTATAATAGAAAAAGGTCAGAAACTTCCAGATGATGTTGCTGATGGATTTTCTGTATTTAGAAAAGAACAGGGTGCATTAAAAGCTACTGAACGACAAATATATAGAGATGGTATTAGAAAAGTTTATGAAGTTGGTGATAATTTTGCAAGAGGATTTAAAGGTATAGAAAGAACTGTTTGGGATGATATAACAAAAGTTATTGGTGGTCCTACAAGATTATTAAGAGCAGGAGCTACACAATTGAATCCAGAATTTATGTATAATAACTTGCCAAGAGATGCTTTTTCATCTGCCATTCTTTCCAAAACATGGCATCCACCTTTTTATTCAACAATAAATGGTATTGCAATGTATGTAAAACCAATAAGAACAAAGTTAGGTTATCAACCAATTTTTGAAAAATATACAAAATCTGGAGCTTATAGAGATTTTATAGGTTATGCGGAAAGAAATTATTTTCAAGCTGGATATAAAGAAATATTTACAGGATTAAAACCTCTTAATGTAATTAAAAATCCTATTGAAATGATAAGAGTTGCAGCGGAAGCATCTGAAACTATTGGTAGAATGGGAACTTTTAAATTGTCATTAAAAAGATATTTAAAAAAAGGAGTACCATTAAAAGAAGCAATAAGAAAAGCAGGATTTGATACTAAAATAAATCCAGTTGATTATGGTAGAGTGGGAGCTGCTTCAAGACAAGCTAATTTAGTATCAGCATTTTTTACTGCAAGACTAGGTTCTTTAACTTCTATTGTAGAAGCATTTAAACAAAGACCAATTCAAACAACAGCTAAATCTCTTGGTTATATTACAACAATAAGTTTATATAATTGGATTCAAAACCATGACGATCCAGATTATAATAGACTTCCTAGATGGAGAAAAGATTTATTTTGGAATTTTAAAATAACCAATTCATCATTAACTGATACTTTAGGTTTTGAAAAAGGATATTTTTATTTTCCTTTACCAAAACCATTTGAGTTAGGTTTGTTATTTGGTACTGGTACTGAAAGATTTTTAGATTATTATTATGATAAAGATCCAGATGCTATTAATGATTTTTTAAATACTTTTATAAAAGATACAGCAATGAGTTTAGTTCCAATACCTGATATAGGTAAACCTATTTTTGAGTCATGGAGTAATAAAAGTTTATTTACTGGACAACCAATAATACCTAATTCAATAAAAAATTTACCACCAGAATATCAAGTAACTAATTATACATCTGAAACATCAAAAAAAATAGGTACTTTAATTAGAAAAATTAATGGTGATGATTTTTCTACTATGTCAAGTCCAGTTCAAATTGATAACGCAATTAGAAGTTGGACTGGACCAGTAGGTAGAGCTTTAACTCAAGCTGTTGATAAAATACTTTTAGAATTTGGCATGATTGAAGATCCATTATTACCAGAAAAAAGATTAACAGAGCAATTCTTTTTTAAAGTTTTAGCAGTAAGAGATCCAGATAGAAATGCTGAACCTATACAAAATTTTTATGATGAATTTAATAAAGTAAGAAAAAGACAAGCAGCTGTTAAAAAATTTCAAGATGCTGGTCAATATGATTTATCTTCAAAAGAAGAACAAAAATTACCACCAAATTATATAGACTTAGAAATGACTTATAATGCTATAAAAATAAAAGAAGATAATATTAGAAAAATTTTTAATGCAAAAAAAGGATATTCTCCAGAAGAAAAAGCATTTTTTATTAGGTCTTTAACTGATGAAATGATAGATGAAGCAATAATTGGGTTAAAAAGGTTTAAAGAAATTAGATAGACAAAGCATAGATAATTTAATATAGAGAGAGTAATATGACAGTATCAAGCACAACAGTAAAAAATTCATACTCAGGCAATGGTAGTAATGATACTTTTGTTTACGGATTCAAGATTTTTGCAGACACAGACTTAGAAGTAATTATTAGATCAGCTACAGGAACTGAGACTATAAAAACTTTAACAACTCATTACACAGTAACTGGTGCAGGAAGTGCATCTGGTGGTAATGTGGTATTTACTGCAGGTAATATACCAACTGCAACAGAGACAGTAGTAGTTAGAAGAGAAGTGCCGCAAACCCAAGCAATAGATTATATTGCAAATGATCCATTCCCTGCGGAATCACATGAAGAGGGTTTGGATCGTGCTACAATGACGATTCAACAACTTCAAGAAGAAGTAAATCGTTCTATAAAATTATCAGCAACAAACACAATGACTTCTACAGAATTTACTGTAGGTGCAACAGATAGAGCTAATAAAGTTTTAGCATTTGATAGTTCTGGAGAAATTGCTGTAACTCAAGAGCTTGGAACCTATAAAGGTACAGACGCAACAACAACCACAGCAGCTTATGCTATTAGAGATATGATTAAATCTACAACTGCTGGTCAATTAAATAATGTTTATATTTGTATAGCAGATAGTGTTATTGGAGATACTTTAACAGACACAGATCATTTTGAATTATTAGTAGATGCTTATAGTGCTGCAACGTCTGCTACAGCTGCCGCAGCATCAGCAACTGATGCAGAAACTGCACAAACTGCTGCAGAAACCGCACAAACAGCTGCCGAACTAGCTGAAACAAATGCTGAAACAGCAGAGACTAATGCAGAGACAGCAGAGACTAATGCTGCAACATCAGAAACTAATGCAGCAACTTCTGAAACAAATGCTGGTACATCCGAAACAAACGCTGCAACATCAGAAACTAATGCAGGTACATCAGAAACAAATGCTGCTACATCAGCAAGTAATGCTTCAACATCTGCAAGTACAGCTACTACTCAAGCATCTAATGCAAGTACATCAGCAAGTAACGCAAGTACAAGTGAAACAAATGCTGGAACTTCTGAAACTAATGCTGGAACTTCTGCTTCTAATGCCTCTACTTCTGCTTCCAATGCTAGTACATCTGAAACTAACGCAGCTACTTCTGCAAATGAAGCCGCAGCATCTGCTGATGCTTTTGATGATGTTTATTTAGGTTCTAAATCTTCTGATCCAACTACAGATAATGATGGTGATGCTTTAGCTGCTGGTATGCTTTATTATAATACTACTTCAACTATTATGCGTATTTATAGTGGTAGTGCATGGGAAAATGTAGCTGTAAGTACATCTGGTTTTGCAACTTTAGCTGGAGTAGAAACGCTTACAAACAAAACTTTAACTTCACCTAAAATAAATGAAGATGTAGTAGTAACTCTACTGCAACAGACTAAATT